GGAAAACATAATTTATGCTAAATTATGTAACCATTATCTTGAGTTTCTTGAGACAGAATTTAACTTCTGTGCTCTCAAGGACTTGATTTAATGTGTTCCGAAGCTAGAATAGAAGCTTGATACCTTTGTATCAATCTATTCGGGTAGTACCTTATGGTCTGACGTCCCCTCTTTCGAGAGGGATCAGCGTAAGTACTACTCGCTCCTGTATTTAGGTTTTATATATTCCTTCAATGATTTAATATCATTGGAGAAGCCACCCTGCTTACATTAGGATTAAATTCAGTTATAAAATAGAGGGATCTATACCTCTTAAAAGTTATAATCAAAATTTTAATTCTAATTAAGGCGAGTGAGTTTCCCAGTCGAAAGACTCAGGACTTAAAATTAAATTAAAAAAAAATGAAAAAAAATAATTTTTCTACATCTTTTTTCAAAAATTTTAAGCTATATAAAACTGTGTACAAGGCGGGTAGTATGATCTCACTTTCAGATGAAAAACATCTGAAGTTGGTGTTCCTAGATATAGGAAGGAGAATTCTCCAAACTATATTTAATAACACTAAAGAGACTAACCGTATTAGAATGATGCATAATTTCGCCCAATTCATTATTAAATTTAATAAGAATCACGGTGAAATTATGACAACAAAATATCTAAAAGCTTGTCAACTAGCGGTTCAGAAAAAGATAGCGGGGCAACCTTTCTCAAGTTTGAGAGAGATTGAACCTAACTTACCTTTACCCAGACTGTCGAAGTCAGGTCTTCCTAATTGTATTAAATTAGCAGACCGAGCTTCGATATGTCGGGGATCTCTAACAGTTATTCGTCTTTGATTAACTCTGTTCTCTATTTATAGAGTTTTTAAAACAGATTTTAATCCAAAGATTAATACTATTACAGATCCCTTTACTGGAGATCAAAAGTCATTGAACGATTTTAATTATTTTTTAGAAAATTATTCTAAAAAAATTCTTACAAATTTTTCTTTGAAATTTGATCTTAAGGAGCTAGAAGTGAAAAGGCTTGTGCCTATTCAAAAATCTAGTCCCTCTAGTAAAGTAAGTTGAAAAGGAATTTTTACTTCATTTAATTCATTAAAGGCAAATACTATTGTCTTTAATTCTATTAATGAGTATATTTCCTTAACTTCTTCTGAATTTCTGAGAACTGTATTTTCAAACTTAGAGTGATCTATTGATCATGTCTCTTCGTTTTCCAATATGATTCGCGATGGTAAGGGCTTCCAAAGCTCTGAAGGTTCAACTGCCCCTATAGGGCGGTTGGCTTTCAAAGAAGAGGCAGCCGGGAAG